GCTACACTTAGTGTAACGGCACCTGATGTACCACCACCAGTTAAACCAGTGCCAGCAGTTACTGCTGTAATGTCACCAGAAGCTGAGACCCAAATTGTACCATTCCAAACTTTTAAATCTCCAGTTACTGTATCAAAATATACTTGACCCGTAACAGGAGCACTTGGAGCTGTACCCGTTGGATGAATAACGGCATTTGACAGCACTTTTTTCTGCATGTCAATTGCATAGGTGACTAAATCGGATAAATACTTAATTGCCATAATTGATTGTTTTTATTTGTTTTTGTTTTAAGATAAATATGCTGTTCCTTCAACAGGGATTATAAAAGTTATTTCTAATTCATTTAGGTTGATATAACTTACTTGACCTACTATATCATCACCAGCAAGATCTTCAACATTTAAGTTTGGATATTTTTCAAGATTGTGAACAATATGCCAAACAGTAGCTGGAGTTGATTGGTGATATACAAATGAATCAGGCTTTTGATTTATAATCTCACTTTGAATTAATTGTAACTGTTTAAGAATGTTTTCTAATACACTATTGTCAGGACATACAGTAACTTGAGGACATGAACCATGACCTGTATCACATGATGCCGCTGGCGGTGTATAAACAGTAGTACCCATTAAACCTACACTTACTACAGGAGCGGCTGTACAACCTGCTGAACAACTTGTTTCACAAGCAGAGTGATCTTGCCAATCACATAGTTGTTTTTTAATCTTAAGTTTTTCAAGATCTATATAACAACATGAAGCTATTCCGTATCTTTTAGAACGGAAATCTCTATAAACAGCTTCAGCAAACTTTTGCTCTACTTCTATCTTTTTAACAAGTTCAAACATCATTGTGTACTTAGTTTGTATTTATAGTAGGTTGTACTGTTGGTGTACTTGTGTTATTTAATTTTTTACTGTTAATGTAATCCGTTAAACAAGTTTTGTGGACTACTGATCCATCTGGGGCTGTTGTTTTTTGACACCCGCAGCTAAATCCTTTGTTACATTGTTTGCAATTCATATATTTATTGGTTTTAAAAATTATTAATTACATCCGCAACTTTTGCACAGAATTTTGTCAAGTCTTTTCAATGCATAGTTATACATATCCATACCTAATGATGGGCTACTACAGTATTCTACTTTAGCAACTGCTCCATCAATTAAAGTTCTAATGTATTGCATTTCTTCAATAAGTTCCTTTTTTTCACTAAAAGGTTCACAATTTTCTAAGTCAATGCAACACAATACTTTATAATAAGCATTTAAGATATTAGTAATTCTTAAATGATTGTACTCTACATAAACTTTATCATTTGGTGCAACGCTATACTTGATGACATATACACCATCAGGAAGACCAATTCTACTCTCATTACAATCTGTTTTCTGTAATGCCAAATCACATCCATTTAAATTTACAAAAAATTCTGGAGTTGTTTTAACAATAACAGATGAATTGAATCCTGGAACAGTAATGAGCAATTCCGGACAATCAATAGGAATTAATTCAGAATATTCACTGGTATCCCGTATGGATAAAATCTCACAATTTGATACAGTTGGAACTTCTAGACTTAAAATATGCTTACTGGCCATAAGGATTGAGTTTACTTAATGCATTCTATATACATAATATACTAAAAAAAATATAGATAAAAAAGAAAGGTGGGATATTTCTACCCCACCTTCTTTTATATTGATCTATAGTGATTAGTCAATATTTGATTCAAAAGTGATTGGATTACCAGAAGCACCAGCCACTTGAACAATTTTAGCCATCAACGCATCCATTTTAGTGATCAATGAAGTAGCAGTACACTTAACATAGATGGTATAAACATATTGATCATTATCAAACGTTCCAGAAGGATTGTTCAATCTTGGAATGCTATGTTGGATGTAGTACGTTTTGTACAAAGCCTCACGGTCAATAGCAGACAAGATTTTGTCAGATCCTTCAATTTGACGGATACGTGCAGAATCAGGATTTCCTTGGTTGTAAGGAGATTGTCTGTAAGCCTCAGTTAACAATACATCTCTCAATACAGTTTCACCAGAAGTTTGTTGCATGGTACCAGGAGTAGTAGTTACAACACCACAGTCATTACAAGGATCACCAGTCTCATTCAATACTGAACCGATCAATTGTACTGGCTCTTTCTCATAATGATCACGTGTATCAAATGAGCAGCTACCAAATTTAGTGTCTACATAAGCACCTTGGAAAGATACACAAGCAGATACTTGATCAGCAACAGGATCAACAGAAGGAGTATAGTTTCCAGAAGGAGCTAAACCTAATACTTGAGCAATAGTGTAAGTAGTTGTAGTAGCACCTACAGTTACTTGCATTCCACCGCCAGTTTTTTCCTTAGCAAAAGGCTTGATGATTGGATCTTCCAACAACATAGCAGCAGCTTTAGCTAAAGCAACAGCAGGGTCAAGGTAAGTTTGATCCAATGCACAGCAGTTACCAGGTACATTGTTTTGATAAGCACTTCCTGAACTATCACCAATTGCATAAGCATTGTGGTTCAAGAAACGTAAAGCAGGAGAACCTTTAACATCTAAACGTAAGAAAAGGTTAGATCCACAAGGAGCACAAGTAGAACCTACACAAATTTTTACAGTTGCAGCTGTAGAAGATTGACACTCAGAAGACCATAATCTGCTGATAAATCTAGCATTAATGCCTTTAGATTTTACAGACTCTTTGTAACCCCCGTGACCTGGGTTGTTACCAATGTTGTCTTCAGTTTGAAAGCTACCTTGTACAAGGTAAAATAATTGACCTGCTGTGATGTTGTTACCCGCAGAAGCTTCTACAGAAGCCCATGAGCTGTTTACAACTTCAAACAAACCAGGTGTGAAAGCAGAAGTCTTAACTCCTGCAGCAGCAAAACCATCTACAACAAATGCTTTGCCAAACGCATGATTAAAATAAGCCATTTTTTTTCAGTTTTAAGTTTACAAATAAATATTATGTGCACCGTGCACATATATAATATACAAAAAGTTTTACAATTTACAACTTATGCCAAGAAAATTAATTTGTATTTTGCACTGTTAATTGCATCTTTGACTGTATCTAACAAGTTTACAATCTCAGTATGATGCATTACAGCTTGCAATTCATCAACTTGTGTTTTCATTTGACGTAAGTATTCAACAGCATCTTCAACAGATTCTAAATACATTGGTCCTTCTCCGCTGCATTTTAAAATCATTTCACATGCACCTTGATATCCTTCAGCTATAGAATCTGCTAATCCCGGTAAAGCATCATATAATTCATTCAATGCTTTATGAGCAGCAAAAGATCCAGGTCCAGTAACTTTCAAATGAAGCTTATGAAAACTAGTTGAAGCATTCATAAGTTCCTCTACTAAGTTACCAGTCATAGTATCTACCTTCTGCATTTCAGGAGATCTACCAGATGCTGTTCTTTTCAACATTGGTTTTTCCATTGCTTCTTCTGAAGCAGACTCTGATTTTCTTTTTAAAGGTCTTTTAGTGTAGTCCATAATTAGTTATTTCTTTCTGCAGCTTGTTGTTCTCTCTGCATTTGATTAAAGTTTTCAATATCTCCAGCAATTAGTGCGGCAGCATCATCTAGCATTAATTCTACAATGTCATCTTTAAATTCTGAGGTAACATCTGCTGTAGAAATAATTCCAGTATATGGATTTAAAACACCCGTAAATTCAATTCCTCTGGGTTGTCTGTAATAAGTAAGCACTGGATTAGCAAGAGTAAATTCCCTTAAATAAATTCTGATTGTATTATTAATCATTGTAAGGAATGTTTCACCCCATTCAAAATCAGGTCTCTTAAGTGGATCTCTAAGGTATAAGTCTACATTAGCAACCTCACCTAAATAAACTGTCATTGAACGGGGATCAGGACAACATTCTGTAACAGCATTTGTACTAACTCTTTTGTATTCTAAGTAATTAGCCGGTGGAAAATTTGTTGTTTGGAAATACTGATCATTAGAAGTACCAACTAACGGTAGTTCTGTTAACAGTATTTGTAAGTCATCAATCCTTCTCTTAGAAAGCTCATCTCCTTCTTTATAAAGATTATTGCCATGCAGCATTCTTCTAACCCATTCTACCTGAGCTTTATTGAATGCTTCAATGATTTGCCAGTTTTCTAGATTATCATAATCATTACTAGAAAGCTTGTTCAATCTTTGCTTTAACTTTAACCGAAGGATTTGATTATTCATGACTTATTAAATTGTCCAATATGGTTCTACTTTACTTAATAGGGATGTCAATACTTCTTCATTGATAGGATCTTTCAAAAATTCAACAACTTCTGAAGGTCTCTTACCCAATCTAGCATGACCATCTAATGTTTCAATCCAACCATTTGATTTTGGTATAATGAATCTGTAGAACATACAATCTTTAACCAATGCTCTGATTTTCAAATCTTCCATGGTTGCATTGGCAGCTTCAATGAATGATTCTGCAGCTCTTGTTTTGTTAGATTCAGTACCCTCACCATTAATAAAGATATCCATGTTTTCATACAAGATATCATTTGGAGTGGACTTAGTATATTGTGTGCTATCACCATCAACAACTTTAGCTACATACATAAGCTTATTTGTGTTTTTAGTGAATAGTTTTTCCAATTCAGAAATAGCTTTGTTTCTAAGTTTAGTAAACTCAGTTCTAGTATTTACAGTCTCTTGCAACTGATCTAAGTAGAACTTAGGAGAGTTGATAGATTTCTTAGCATCTTTCAAAGATTTAGCAACAATGCTAAAACCACCAGCATTAATTGCGTAAAGTTTAATAAGATCATAAGGATCAGTGTCTGGATCTAAGTAAACAGGGTCATTACCACATCTTAAACTAATTCTTGACCAGAATTTGTCATTGTCAGGTTTTAATAAAGTTACTTTGTTCCAGAAATCTTTATCTTCAACGTCAATAACATTTGCTGCAAGTTCAGCCTCAAGTTGTGAAACAACTCTTCTAATTTCTTTAATCTTAATCTCTCTTTCTCCAGGAGCAAGTTTTTTTACTTCTGGTGCAAATTCATTCAAACCAGTTACATATCTTTTAACTCCATTGAGTTCAAGACATGCTAAAGATTCTTCATGCCACACCCCATCATAAAGGGACATACCATAGTTTTCCAATCCCATGTTTTGTTTGTTGGGATCAAAGAATGGACGTACAGCAATAGTCCTGCTCTTGTTTTGCTGATACTTTTCTACAATTGTGTAATCATTCATAATTATTTGGTTTTTAAATTATAACTCAAAAGTACATAATTATGTACATTTTTTATAATCTAATGCCGGTTTCCCGGCAAAAGTTTTTTGAGTTTTTAAACTACCACAGTAATTGCTTTAGTAGTTGTGTTGTTGTATAATTGACCTGCAACCAATCCACCAGTAATTGCGGCAGCATTATTTGCATAAGCTCTGCTTACCAAAACTTGTTCTATAGCTGCAATGCATGCAGCATTTCCAAACAAAGCTTCTACTGAAGCATCAAACTCTGGAGTAGCAAATAACTCTTTGGTTGTTTTGTTAGAGAACTCACTAACATGATCAAACGGAGCTTTTTTATAAATTGACATAATTTTTTCTTTTGTTTAAGTTAAGATAAAAAAAGGGAGGAGGTTTGACCCATCCCCCCTTTTTTGAATTCATCAATTAGATTAGAATGATCCGCCAGTAACTGGGTTTCTCATAACAATCTTAAGAACCTTAGTTGGGTCTTTTACCCAGATGGCAGGCATAGTCTGGCTCATGTATACACGGTATCCATTGAAGTTACCAGAAGATGCAAACCCTTGAGTACGTCCCATGTAGTCCATAGTACCGTTTTGGTAGAACCACTTCAATTGGTTATCCCAGTTAAGTTTCAACAAGTAGATGTTATCATTTCCGTTATCAGTAACGTCAAAGATAATAAAGCTGTAAGAACTTAATGGACGGCCATCAATCAAAGGATTCTCAATATCATTGGTGTGCAAGTTATCAAATGCAGGGTTCAATACAAACTTCACGTTAGCCAAGAAAGGAATAGTAAAGCTAGTGTATGCAAATCCAAAATCAAGATCCATACCTTTACCGGTAACAGCACCAATTTCAGAAGCATTTTGAACTAAACCAGATCCGTATACTTCATCAGCAATAGCTTTGTTGATCAACTGCATACCACCGATACCAGTTTGTACAACAAGCTTACGTTGTGGATCTGGACCTTTGAACTCAACTTTACCTTGGTAGAAGTTGTAAAGCTCAGACTTGAACATATCAAGAGAGAAAGAAGATTTGTTGTATACTCTCTTGAATGAGTTATCCAATTGAGACCACAAACCTACAGACAATCTGATATCATCCGGACCATCTTGCTTAATTCTACCACCTTTACCCCACATCAAGTAAGTCTCAATGTCATTAGCAATTTTGGTTAAGTGAGCTGCTTCCATATTGGTAACAAATGTGCGTGACAATTTACCGCTTTCAAAAGCATCACGTGCACCAGCTTTACCCATAGAAGCTACAAGCTCTTCAATAGAAGAAACAGAAGGATTAGTTTGATCCTGGTTAAAGTTTCTCCAGATTTCAGTTACAGGTACAGTACCGTCAGCATTAAGACCACCTTTGATCATTAAGTCAGCACGGCTAGAAATAGAATAGTGAACGTGAGCTTCAGCACCACCTACGTAGTTGTAGAACTCACGGAAACCAGAACCAGTTTCAATGTCAGAGAATCTTTCACCGTACTCACCACGGGCAGAACCTTTACGGAAGAACTTAGTTCCAGGAGCAAGATACTTGTTATCAAGACTTGCAGCGTTGTTGTTGTTCACCAATTGTACAGTGTAGATGAAACCATCACCAGCAGGGATGATATCAGAAGCTGTAATGTACAATTCTAAACCGTTGTACTTGTCATAAGTGATGATATCACCATGACCAAATGATCTCTTAGACAATTTGATAGTGAAAGTAGTACCGTCAATACCTTTGCTTGCATTTTGAGGATCAAGATCCACAACTACAAAAGGAAGGTCTTGAGCAATTGGCGTTTGCCACTTGTACTCTCCACGTGCATTGTCAACCATGATGGTATTTTTACCACCAAAAGAAGCCATTTGATAAAGGGGCATTTCAACTTTTTGAGTCATAGCCCATAAGTCCACTGGACCCATATCCATGGGTTCAGCACTACCTAACATTTGAGTTAAGTGGTAAGAATCTACGTGAGAACTGGCTTTGTAGCTAGTGTCTCTCAGGAAAATTCCATTGTTTAAAACAGGAGTTGCCATAATTGATTGTGTTTTTGTTGTTAATTATTAATTGTTGTTGTTAAAAGCGTTTAAAAATATTATTAGGTCTTTGTATTTTTCTTTTACTAATTGGTCTTTCAGATTCTTCAACCTTATCTACACCAAGAGAACTTCCACCACTGTTAGCTTGTTCAGTTTTTAGTTTTCTTACTGTAGATTCTACAGCTTTCTGAGAACCTTTTTCCATGATACGTGCTTTGTATCCATCAGGATCAGAAAGCAGCCACAGAGCTTCAGAAATCAATGTGTAATTAGGTTCTACAAACTGATACTTCTCTAACAAGTGACCAAGTAAGTTTGTATTTCTTCCACTTACAGAAGGGTAGTTAGGTTGAACAAGACCGTTATATAACATATTCTGAGTCTTTCTATCAATCTTAACATCACCTACAGTACCATCTTTAAGTGTTTCATACACATTCTGCATATATTGTTGAGATGCTTGCTCTTGTTGCTTTCTTCTCATTTCTTGTTCTTCAAGTTTTCTTGCAACAACTTGTTCTTGCATCTTATCCAATTTTGGTTTGAACTTAGATGCTTGTGCCTCTAGTTTACCAAGATCTTTCCAAATTTCAATTTCCTCTTCAATTTCTTCAGTTGATCCGTAGCCTGTAGCTTTTAAATAATCACGGATAATTAATTCCTGATCTCTCTCACTTTTGATATCCAAGTCTCTTGTTTCTTCAGCTTGTGCTAAAGTTGCAAAAAGGCTTTTTAGATCAGTTCCTCCGTTAGCTACATAACGTGCTGCAATCTGAAGTTCTTGAGGTAATGCATCAAAAAATTGTTTAGGAGTTTCTCTTCTTACTTGATTAGCTCTTTCTTCTAAGTTAGCTTCAATCAACTCTTCCCAATCTTTTAAACTGTATTCTTCTAAATTCTTATCATCTTCAAAAGGAACAATCTTGTCCTCTTTAATAAGCTTTTGGAATACATCTGCAATTCCTTCAATCTTTTTTCTTCCTCTAGTTTCTACTTTCTCTTCTTCATCTTCCTCATCCATGAAAGAGTCTAAAAGATCAGAAGATTCTTTTTTTGAAGCGGCTGTTGGTTGTTTTGATGCAGCACCTGTTTCTTCTTCATCAGTATCATCTTCTTCATCATCACTTGCACCTGGCTCAGTGAAAGAAAAATCTACTGGTTTTTCTTTTGAAAAAATATTCACCATCTTAGGCTCAGATTTTTTCTTGTCACCCTCAGATGGAATAGTAACACTAGTTGCTGAAGCTGCTCCTTCAAACAGTTCATCAAGGTTAATGTCTACCTTTTCCACTTTAGTTTCTACTGACTGTGTATTCATACTATTTGTTTTGTTGGTTTTACATATACAATATAGAAAGAATATTTGAGTTAAACCTATAATATTTTGGGATAGCTCCACATTTTCTGCAGTATATAGCTATCACCAAAATATATTTTCACATAGGTTTCAAATTATTTTTCTTTGCTATTAGGTTTGCCTTTTGAATCATACTTATTCTTATTCTCTCTAGCAATTTCAAGTTGAGTATTTGCAATATCTCTTTGAGTTGCTAGTCTATCTCTCTCCACATCAAGTTTCTTCTGAGTCATGCTATTTGTCATAGCATTTTGCTCACGTTTTAGATTCATCTGCTCTTGATATTCTGTAGTCTTTTTAATATCACTCATGGCATCTCTGTAATCAGACATCATGTTTTGATTGATATCAACTCCAGAACCATAGCCGGCAGCTCTAATCTCTGCAACAAGAATCTCATTCTGTCTGTTCTTATCATTTTGATCAGATTCAAACTGAAGTTTCATTTGTTCTTCTTGAGTTCTTGCTTGAAGAGCTTGTTCCTGCATTTGTCTTTGGTTCTGCATTTCTTGCTCTCTCATAGCCATTTGCTTCTGCTCCGCACCCTTGAGGATATCGGTGACTTCAGCAATTGAATCAGCTTTGACAATATTACCAAGATCAAAGATTGTTGCACCAGTAGTATTATTTGTAAGAGCTAATTGCTTCAATTGATCAAGAATAGCTCTATGGTTAGTTTTAGTTGTAGCAAAAATATTAAAGTCTCTTAATAAGAGATCAGTACCGTTAATAGTAAAGTTAACCTTTTCAGCTTCAGTTGTAATGTAGCTTAATCTTACACTTGGATTTCTACTTTGATAGTACTGAGCCAAGTCAGTTCTCATCTGATGCACTCTTGGCATTAAATAATCAGAGTGCTGATTAAAGTAAATCTCTGTTTGAGCATAAGATTGATTCAATGCTTGTGTAACTCCTGTTGCAGTTTCTTGACCCATTGGGGCACCAAGTCTCTGAGGATTAACACCAATTGCATCAAAACACTGTTGCTTAAAGTAATTAGCCAGATTAATTCTACCCATCAATCTATTACTTTGTTCCATGTTCAGAACCTGGTAATGATTAAAATTAGTAGCATTCTCCGTATTGGTAATAGATGTGTCTAAAGGAAGCATTTGGAAATCCTTCATTGCAACATATGCTTTAGCATAGTTTCCTTTACCCCAATCTTCACCCATAGAGTGTCTAGGTAATGCGTTCTGATCAAACATGATAACAGTACCCAACTCATCTACTAAGATGTCTGCAATCTGATTATTTACCATGTTATAGCCAACCTGGTAAGCTTTCATCAAATCTACCAAAGAAGTTGATTTAGTATTTCTATCAGAGAATACTCTACCTTCTACAGGTAGCTTGCAGCCATATAATGTTTGTGATCCTTTAAATTGGAATGGAATTCTTCCAGGCTTAGTTCTATTAACTCCTACGTAAATGGGATTAATATTATTACTAATGTTTGATCTCCAGAAAGCAGGCAAGTTTGGACCAATCTTAACTCCGCCCCATACTTCATTAATCCAGATCCAATCAACGTGTTCACCTTGGAGAAGATTCTCCTTTGTCTTGTTTTTAAATACTGATGTATCATAAATTGGTTTTTCAGTTACTTTGAATGTTTCATCAATAATTTCTTGAATGATTTCTCCATCTTCAGTAATCCTAGTCAAGTGACCAACTTTTCTTTGAGTTTTCCAATAGACTGTACAAACTCTCATCAAATAACCTTGACCCCAATTTAGTACATCATCACTTTCACTTAAGATTGCACTTACAATATCACCACCTCTAGCTGGATCATTAGACCAGTTGCTAGTAAATTGTCTATAAGCTAAACCAGGAGAATTTGTATTCCACTCATGTGATCTACTTGGATCATAATAAGCTCCATCATTCTGGTAACCATTAACTTGATATAGTGCTGATTTTGCAGGATAAATATTCTGTAATGAATGTAATTGTTCTTCTGTCATCAAATAACCATACTTATCAATTACATCTGATACGGTCATTAAATCAAGTTTTCCAACAAAGTTACCTTCAGAAATATATCTTGAATCTGGAGACTTGTGGTAGAAAGTTAGAACAGGGTTCCAAAGTTCAACCTCATAATCATCTTCTAACATTCTGAAATGCCAGAACTCACGGTCTGTGATTAACATATCACGGAAACCACGTTCTTCTAGTTCTGCCATCTTGAATCTTTCTTCATCAACATTGTATTGATGTCCTGCCCACTCCTCAATTATAGATCTATAATCCTTTCTAAAGAAGTCTTCAATCTCAGGCAGTGATTTAATATTTTCAGGAGCTAATTGCTGTTGAGCTTCTGGACTATCTGGGTCCATTCCCATCTCAATCATTCTAGCAATTAACTTTGCTTCAGCATCAGCAAGTAGATTTTGCTCTACTTGGATTCTTTTTTGCTCAAGCATTTCATTATAGGATAGATCATCTACCGCTCTAAACTGAATCTTGTTGTATCTTTTAGAGAATTCCCCACATAGTACATTAACCACGTTAGGAATAATAGGGTAGAACTTAAGCTCTAATGCTGAGTGATCTTCTTTGGTTAAGACATCAATCATCTGAGCATAGTCATTATCTTCTGCTACAATGTAGTCTGTTTTATCAATGATACCTTTTGCAAGCTTGTAGTTTTTCAACAACTTTCTTGCATTCAATCTTAAAAACTCCATCCCCTGAAGCTCTAACCAATCAATGTTCCAGGCTGCCCAATCATCATCCTTCTCCTTTGCAGGTAGGAATTGAATAGGCTGAGTGAGACTAGCGGTAGTTGGATACCCCTCTCCCTTTGCACCTTTCTTTAAATCCAATGCGTTATATACCTTCATTATCTAAAGTTTTTAAAAGCAGATCTCCCTGGTCTACCTGAAGTCATAGTTTTATTACGTTCCAAGTTTTTAAACGGACTATACTTTAATTTATACAAATTATTTTGATTTTGCAAATTCTTTGTTGCATCTTCTTCTTTTCTTTTGGTAAATCCTCTGTTTGACTGTTGAATTTTGGCAAATGCAACCAATGCAGAGAAAGCTACCAAACGGTCAACGTTGACACCAGGTTGGTAAGCAAGCATCTCTTTCAACAACATAGGATCTGGAATCCTTTCAATACCCAATGTAGTACTGAGAATATTTCCATGGTTATCTAACTCAGTATCAGTCTCTTCTCTTAAGAACTCAATTGCATAGGAGATGAGGTGACTCTTAAATAGAATACCGGTGTTCTTCCATCCATACTCTTGGTATACTGTTGCATTTGAACCAAGATCTTTTAAGAATAGAATTTGTTGCTTTGGTACCAAGTATCTCTGCTTTCTTCTAGAGATCATGTACTGGATAAACAAAGAGATGTTGTTCTCCACAACGGTCCAAGCATTGTACCATTCAATGATCTTTTCCAATTGCTCATGAGTCTTGTTAACATCATCATATCTACCACACCAAGCTGCTACAATTTTATCTTTCTCAATAAAGGATTCATATCCATCAGGAGTTTCTCTTGTAACCTCTACAGCACTCTTGTAAACAAAGATACTACAGAGTGAATCTGAAGTAGTTGTTTTACCTTCTGACACGGGGTCAACAGATGCATAGTACATCCCAAATGAAGGATTTTTAACAGGTCTTTCCCATACAACAAGGACACCAGATTTATCTTGCATCTTCTTATCTACCGGAAACTGTGATATAGGAAGTTTGTTACTTCTTTTAGCTTCAATACCTTCTACAGTTCTTTCCAATTCAATATGCTCAAAAGAATATTCTTTGTCTTCAATCCTTTTAAGTTGCTTGGAAATAATACCCTGTGGAAAGATAGACTCCTTTCTATAAGCAAATGCTTCAGCTATATTGGTTGGTTTCTGAGATATACGTAACTGATACTGCTCTGGGTTTAGTTCAGACTTCCACTTTTCTCTTTCAGCATGAATTGCCTTCAAAGCCTCTTCAACTAATGAGTTACCATACTCATCAATGTATGGAGGCATTGACCATTGCTCAGGAATAAATAAGCCGGCTAAGCCAATGGTTCCATCTGCATCAAGCAGGTTTGTTTCTACAGCATAGATGTCATTGTTTGTTGGATTAAGAACCATGTCCTTCAAAGGATTACATTGTTCCAAATCACCCACAGATCCTGCAGCAATAAACATACCTGTAGTAACCATACCGGAAGACATTGCAGGTCTTAAGTATTCATAAGTCTCCATCATCTTTGGAGCAATACCAGCTTCCTCATGGAAAAAGTATGTAGTAGGACCACCGACACCTGTTGTTGCACTCTTCTCAAAAGAGGCACCTTGTATCTTAGATTTTAAACCTTTGGTAGTCTTTCTGTTACCAACTCTTACTTCAATCTGTTGTTGCCATAAAAGAACCTTTTCAGGATTACTTGGTCTATACCAAGCAGTATGTTCATTCAAGAAATCTTTGTACTCATCCAAGAATTTCCAAGAACCTTTATCATTGATGTAGTCTTTTAGTGAAGCACCAATCTTACATACACTACCTTCTTCAAACCAGTAGGTGTTTATAAGCTTACCCATGTGGAAGTAAGAAGAAGCAATCTGACGTTTCTTTAAAATAGCTGAGTGTTTATTACTTAACTCAGCCAACAGTTCATAGATAGCCATATGATACTGTGCATCTCTGACTTTGGCAAACCCATATTTCTTCTCTTCTTTATCATAGATTGGAAGAAAGTTTAACCACATGTAGTAGTCTCTTGTAAGATACCAGGTCTTTCCAGCATTCCTGTAGATTGCACCATTACGGCACTTCTCCTTTTCTGCTTCCCAATAAACGTTAAAGTCTTTTGATCTAAAAGGAGCTGAGCAATAAAAACCATTCTTGTTGAAGTTTTGTGCTTCTTTGTTAAATAAGAATGATGTTTCATCATACTCATACTGACCAGGTTCTTTGAAGATGCTCAGTAAAAAGTCAATGAACTCCTGCGTAGTATAAAACTCCGTAGTAGTCCACTGACCATTTTCATATGTTGGAACTATTCTGTTCATTCAATCACAGCAAGAATATCACCTTGAGCAATAAGTAAATGCTTCTCACCATTATGTTTCATCTCAACAGGTGTTGCGTAATCTACATACTGAATAAGATCACCTACATTTACTTCAGTTACTTCTTTACCAATGCCCACAATGTAGCCTTGAAATGTCTTTTCTCTAGCTGCATCAGGAATCATTATCTTGGTCCCCGGAAAGAACTCCCCCGGTTTCTTCTCCTTGATCAATACTCTCTTGCCCACTGGCACAATTTTCTGGTTTTCCATATTTTTCTTTGTTTAATGTGTTAATAAAAAGGCAGTCATCCCAATAACAAAATACCCACTCTTCTTTTTTTTCGTGTATCATAACTGATCATAAGCTAAACCTTGCCCTCCTCTTACATGACTTTCCTGTTCCTGTTTCATGTCACTGAAAGCTCCTTTGTATGAGGATCTAATTTGTTCAAACTTTGCAGCAGCATTAACCAATGAGTTAATGTTACCATCTCTACCATGTTCAATGGATGTTGTTTCCATATACTTTGCTAATCTATCAAGCATTGATTTAATACCCTTGTAAGCTCTATACGTTGGTGTTTCATATAATTTGTTGCATGTTGCAATTGCTCTCAAAATTACTTCATCTTCTGGAGATTCTTGCATCAATACTTCTTCCATAATCAAATCTTCTTTCTCTGCTTCCGGAACATTGAAAAAAGGGTTCATGTCCGGATTAGGACATGTCATATAAAACAGATACTGATATACAGACATGTATGTATCTGGATAATTATCCATTATAGACTTCAGAGAATCTAATGTATAGCAATGTTCAGTGGGAATTACTTTACCATTCTGAACGTCAAACAGTCTTACTATCATTTATTTTTAATTATTACTAATGCCAAATTGAAGTCTTCAATATCACCCGAATTCAACATTAAAGTTAGTGATTCTATTTCATTATTTTGCAATCTTTGATTTGCGTTTAGCCAATCCATGTAATCAATAGCGTTTCTTATAGTTAAAGTTCTATCATAAAGATTGTAAAATTCAGACATATCACTAGGTGTTACCCCTTGAATCTTTACTTGATCATTTACTACATCTAGCATCTTACTTTCTATTATCCTTCAACCACATGATTATACTATTCACTTCATCTTGTAAGTATGGTAATTCATAGAATGTAATATCTTCAATCACAGGTTCACCATTTACATGCTCATTGATTGGATAACCATTGTCATCAACCCCAAGTTGAACAAACTTAACATGTTGAATAACCAGCTTTCCAATCTTTAATCTAGGATTGTGCTTCTTAATAATATACGCATAAATACTCAATTGTAAATTATAATGGTTTAAATTA